GAAGCTCTAGGGATAATATAAAAGCTAAATTCTCGGGTATTTCAGTTGGTTAGAAAGCTACACTGATACTGTAGAGGTCGCAGGTTCAAGTCCTGCTCCGAGAACACTTTTCAATATTCATATCTCATTATTACTTTCATCATTACATAAAAAAAAGAGCCGTCTGTGAAGATAGCTCTTTTTGCTTATTATACCGTACCTACTAGTGTCGCTCGTTGTGAGCTTGCTTCTAGTTGCGAGTTGTATTCATCCTGTTTTACTAGCCTTGCTTTTTCGTCAGGTGAACTAAATGAAGAGTTTTGTTCTGCACCCGTTTCTTTAGATAAATATCCATTTTGCACGCCAAGAGTAATACATTGCTGTTTCTCGTATTCGTTTTGTGGTATATAAACGCTCATATCGGCTCTTACCTGCAATTTGTTATATCCAATAATATCTCCTTGCTCAATTCCATAGCCTTCCTTAAACAAGCTTAGAATGTTATCTAGCGACTTGTTATAGAAGTTAATATCAGATACGCCTTGTTCCTGTGCGGGGCTATATAAAATCTTAACTGTTACCCCACTAGTATCTCCATTTATTTCAGGTGGAACAACGGTAAAACTACCAAGAAATATCTGATTAAGAAGTGTTTCTAACTGTAATTGGAACGTATTGCTAGCATCCGCTTTCTCCAAGAATTTGGCATCCGAATTTTCGTCAAGCATGATAGCTCTAGCCTGACCTCTTAAATCACCTTGAATCTCAAAACCGCCTTTTAGTATCATTATTCTAAAGGCATAAGACTTGTTATTTTCAGCAAGTTGGGATAATGCCAGCTCAAACTTTTCTATTAAGTCCTGTACGGGAGTCCAACACGCTCCCATATCACGCTTGTTGTATTCAATAGGAACTCTAGTAAATCCGTGTACTTCCTGTCTAGTCAATACCCACCCTTCCGTTTTTAACTCTTCCGTTTGCAATGATTCAAAGTCATTCTTATCATCCCAAACTACATGCGGAAGTGATTCTTCATCATTGTCTACGCTGTATTTGTACGTGTATAGATACCTATCATCCCAAACGTCTAGGTAAGGAGTGTCCTCTTTCTTATCGTAATCATAGCTCGTATATTCTCTACCGAATATTCTAATGTTACCGAACCTGTCATATACAGGATGTAATTTGTCTCCATTTAATATAGAAAATACCTTATACGATACCTTGCCTTTATACATAATAAGGCAAACGGCTGCATCACCAACACTTTCTACGTTATCAATGAACTCGTATTTACACGTTTCCATGTTTTTTGTAACCCATCCGTTTTTAAGCTCTACGTACTTTGATTTTTCATCATCTGTAGGGTTCTGTTTAAGATGGGCAAACTTTGTAGGTTCTGCTGTAATGTTAGATACTCTTTTTGTCTTGATAACACGCTGTAACGGAACGGAAACACGCTCAATAGGTATTTCAACTAATCGCATTACAACATTACCACTTGCATCCTTAATCTCATTCCCCATAGCATCCGTTGCGGGAACACGCTTCATTATGTTCTCGTATGTAATCGGATTATTTATCTTATGACCAGCAGGATCAAGTTCTGAAAGAAATTCTTCTTGATAAACCTGTGTCTTAAACCGTCTACCCAATCCTGTGTTTGGCAGGTCTCTATAGAACTTAGGCTTAATGTTGCTAATGTCGTTAATTGTAATCATAGCTTTTTAAATAAAATATATACCTTTTCTTTTAACTTCCTTTTTAGTACCTCTTACGAGTTCAATATATTCTCTTAGATAGAAAGCATCAAAGAAGTCAGAACTATGCCCTATCTTTTGAATAATCTGAGGCTTAGTAATTGCTTTGAATTTATTATCTACCTTAGAGTCACGTCCTAATGCAATATATTCCTCACGTAAATGGTCTATAAGCATTTTGCCATCTATATTAGAGAATAATAAGTTTTGGTCTATAGAATAGCCTAGAGCCTTTATTCTTTTTGCGCACATATCCACACATTGAGCTTTCACATTCTCGTATGCCGATACGTATTGCTTTAGACTACCAACTTCAATTTGCTTCTTATCAAATGCCATTGTATTGGCAATAAAGTGCATAGCATTCATAAAGTGTTCCTCTAGCCCCGTACCAATACCAGTATCATCATAGCACACGTCCTCTTCAAGAACCATGTGTTTATCCATAAACAGTCTTATTTCTGCTTTAAGAGATTCAGCACCCATTCTTACTGCTTTGGCATCTAGTAAGTGAAATCCTTCCCAATAGTACATTACGGAGGCATCCTTACCTTTTAGCGATACGTCTACCGTTATACATTTATAATCGGATGATTGTATATTATTGTTAAATATTGCATTAAGTTCATTTGGAGTAATAAGGGATTCCGCATTTCCTTTTGGCATCCAAATACCGTCTAAGTCCCTAGCTTTCTCTTCCTCTGTTAATGTGTTAAGGTTCTTAAAATAAGACGGGTCGTTATCTAGTAGAATCTTATTTTCTATCAGTTTACCATATATGAATGTGGCACTAAAAATAAACATATCTAGTTTGTTGCCAAACTCTTCCATTTCCTTAGTCCACCTTTTATCAATTTCGTCTTTCGCTTGCATGTAAACCTCTTCCTTTGTTTCTCCAAAGTATATTTGGTCTTCACGCTCTCCCCACATGTAGAAGTATAGAATTTTACCGTCCATTTCTGGAATAGGTCTTCCGCTTTCATCTATCCATTTAGGTCTTGTCTCTGCTGAATTTTTAGTTGGAGAATACCTTCCAGATATAAAGCGATACACCCAACTTTCAGCATCTGGATTGCAAGTACCAATCATTTTTGTCTTTAATCCATGTGAGCTACGCAAACACGTAATTAAAAACTTCCAATGTTCGTATGGCATCTGTGTTATCTCGTCAATACCTATGTATGCTAACTGCTGTCCCCTATGCCTATCCTTAAAATCGGAAGCTGAATCTGAATAGTAGTCAAAATTAAGCCTACCACCTTCTTCAAAGTTCCAAGTCATATCGCTTTCCGACTTGTTATATGTACCTAGCATCCTATAGAAGTTATTACTATCTCCTACAATACCTCCAGCTCTTTTAGCATCGTTCTTCTCTTTACGAAATATAGAACCTGTAAAATATGGGCTACCTATATATTCGTAAGCTTGCATCAATAAGGACGCACTCTTTCCTCCTCCACGAACACCGCCAGTTATGATAAAGTCAGCTTCTGATGACAACACCTTTTCTTGTCCTCCAGCTTGAGGTATGATATTAAACTTCCTAGAATCTTTCTTTTTACGCAAATCGCATATATAGTCATAGGAATATACTTCCATTCCATATTGGGAGAATACGCTATCTAGTTTTGTTTCTTCGTTTTCCATGCTATTATATAATATGTACAAAGATAATAAATACAAATGAATTATGGAAATTTATGTATTTTTGCACGTTAACGCATTGCTTTTTAGGTAAATTTGCATATTAAAAAACTTATTATTATATTTGTACCCGAATCAAAGCTCGTAATGCAATAGTAATATTGTGTTGTGGGCTTTTTTAGTTGGATTATATTTATAGGCTTTGATTCACACCAATCCAACTAAGATTCCCGCCCAAAGAGTTGGGCAATATGGCGAGGTGGTGCAATGGTAGCATTTAGGGCTCATATCCCTTAGACGTGGGTTCGATTCCCGTCCTCGCAACTAGATAATTATTAACTAAACAAAAATTATGGAACAAGAACAAATCTTATCCAAACTAAATGAAGGACTAGGACAAACCAGTCTAAGCGAAAGAACGATTGCTGATTTTGTAGGTGTTTTAGAAGTACCAGAAGACGAATCTAAACATGCAGATTTTTTTTCTAAACAAGTTAAAATCTTAAAGACTTTGGAAGGTCAGTTATCGCATGAGGTTGCAACGAAGGTTGACGAGTTTAAAAAGAACTATAAACCTGTTACTGCAAAAAAAGAAGAAGAACAAAAAAAGGATGATGAAATGCCTCAATGGGCTAAAGAGATTAAAGAACAACTCGAAGCTCAAAAGCAAAAAGAGGCTGAAATGACGAGTAAGGCTAAAAAGGAACAAATCCTAAAGTCAGCTTACGATAAGGCTAAAGAGGGTGGTGCTGTTAACGATGCAGTTTTGGAAATCGTAAAAGCATCAATTGATATTTCTGAAAGCGATACTGAAACATCTGTGAAAGATAAGATGGTATCTAAATACAACGAAATGTATAAAAAGCTTTATGGTAATGGAGCGCACCCGTCTGTAACTCAAATTCTTAGTTCTGAAAATAGAAAAGCCGAAGATGAAAAGTTCAAAGAACTTCTAAGGCGTAACGGAAAACTACCTAAAAAAAATTAAACTATTTAAACTATGAACATTGATTTTTTAAGTATGGGTAACACTTACGGTTCACTTTCAAAAAAGTTTGGAGGCTCTTTCCCTGCGTGGAGGTCTACAAACCCTAGTGCAACCTCTGGTGGTATTCTTTCCCCGCTACCTGCTGTGGGGACTTTCATTCCTTCTGGCACAATGGTCTCCCTAGATCATACAGGTGGAACTTGCAAAATTATCAAATCTTGGTACGCTGCTGCTGTAGCCACGAATTCAGCTACCTCTATTAAAGTAAAGCTTGCATCCATTTACACCGTAAAGCCAGTTGTTGGTGACTTTATCATGGTTGCTCCTTCTACTATTGCTACCACTGGCCAGGGAGCTGAAATTACAGCCGTTGCCGTTGATAGCACTGATGCTAGCGGATTGACCTATGATGTAACCTTAGCAGCCACTCTCGGCACTGCTCTAACTACTTCTACTATTCTAATTTCAGCCGATAGCGATGAAGCTACCGCATCTATTTTAGCTAAACCCTACGGTTTCTCTGGAAGAGATATTAATATCACAGAGGGTATCACTAATGCTGCTGTAGAGGTTGTATTTGATGGTGTTCTATTCTCTGATAGGGTTCAGCCTGTTCCTGATTGTGTTAAGTCTATTTTGCCTAAAATAACTCTTGAAAACGAATATTAATTATGATACACGATCCTTCAACATACGATTTAATCTCTCTAGGATTAGGGGGTAGATCATTCCAGGAATTTGTAGACACATATCTATTTGAAAAATATAGCGGTCTAAAGATTGACGGCTTTGATTTTGATCCGAACTTGCAGTTGGACTATACCTATCAGCAATTAGAGGCGGAATATGGTTTGTACACTATGCCTTCATATATCGCTCCGGGTTCTCCGTCTCCTGTTAAGTCGAATAAGAGCGTTTCTGTAAACTTCGGTACTATTCCTCATAATAGCCACTCTATTATGCTTGACGAACAGACTCTTAGATTACAGGCTTATCTTAACCAGCAAACGGGAGCTTTCACAGAACAAATGAGAACAGCTATTAATATGCTTCTTTTTGATTCTATCGATAAGTTAATCGGTGGTAACTACTCCGCTCTTACTTATCAAAGGGATCAGATGGTTTCCAACTTTGCATTAACGCTTACCGATTCTAATGACCCGCAAGGATTAAAAGGGATCACAATGTCTGCTAACGTACCTGCTGCTAATACGACAACTCTTAATAGCACCGCTAAGTGGTTTACCGATGCAAGCGATACCGAAGGTTCTGCTTCTGATCCTATTAAGGACTTGCATGCTATGATCGTTAAGATCAAGAATAAAGGTGTACGAAGCTATCATTTTGAAATTGACGAGCTTTCTCTAATGAGAATGTTTAATCACTCAAAGGTAAAAGCCGCCCTTGCCGTTTCTATGTCTTTGAACATTGCAGTTGACAATATGGCTACCGCAGAATCTCTTCTTAACTTTGACGTGAAGAAGACTATGCTTTCCAATATTCTTGGTTGCCCAGTTATCTCAAAAGATAATGTTGTTGCTGTTGAGAAGTTTAACAAGACTACGGGTGAAGTGGAATCGTCTCAAATCAGATCGTTTAATCCGAACACTATCGTACTTGTTCCTGACGGACAGATTGGTACTATTAAATCGGCTCAACCCGTATTACTTGGTAGTGTAACAAACGGTGAAATTGCATCATTTGACGATGGTAGAACTTTGTTGAGACGTTATTACGATATTCGTACTAACAGACAGTATATCCAGTCGGATAATGCTAGTTTGGCTATACCTACTTCTGCTCAAAAAATGTTTAGATTAATATTTGCTTAATATATATGATTTTAAGTGTAAACATAATAGGTAATGGTAATGTTAGTGGCGGTGGTAGTTACGCAAGTGGCTCTGCCGTCACCCTGAAAGCTGCTCCTATTGCAGGATGGACTTTTAAGGATTTTGTTATTGATGGCACATCTTATGCCTCAAATCCATATTCTTTAACTGTCGGAGCTTCCGATTTATCCGTATCTGCTACTTTTTATGTTTCATTTGAGGATTATTTAAAAGGCATATTAGCTTTTGATATAACAGAGCAAGCACTAAATAGCATCCGCATAAAGCGCAATATCGACTTTGGCACAGACGTTAAAACATTAATAATTAGAACGCTCGAGTTAGCTCAAGCCGATGCGCTTATGTGGTACGCTACTTTACCTAGTTCTAAAACTGGAGCAAAAGATTCAGATGGCGGTTGGTCGCATCAAGAAGCTACCGTTTCTATTTCGTCAGAGGATAGGAAAGCTTTTAGAAGTCAAGCTATGGCTATCTACCGTAAATGGGGGGAATCTAATGGATTAGGAACTTTTAAAATAGTAAACCTATGATAGAGAACACTAGATTCCCGCATACAGTAGAGATATATAGAGCATCTACAATAAACTATTACA